GACGTAAGAGCCACCTCATTCATACGTGCAATGACTTCATTAGTAATGTCTAGGTAAGTGTATGCCATCGTGCATCCTTATAAAATGAAAGTAAAGGGGCAAGTTGCCCTGCCCCAATACTATGTTAGTTAAGCAAAGTCACGTGCTACTTCTTGAGCAGTCAAATCACCTTCATCATTACAATCCATGATGACAGCCCAGATACGGAGTTTACCCGTAGTCACTGCGCCACCTGAAAGTGTAACAAGTTTAAGGTCGATGTTATCATCAGCAACAGCCATTCGTGGAGAATAGGCTGCTGGATTCTGTGCTACAACACCTGCTGCTGAAGTTCCATCAAAACCGTCAATGAAATCTTCTGCAGCAATCATGCCAAGGTCTACAGTAAGAGTAGAACCATCGGAAGCAGTATCAACTTCGATACCTGCATTCATCACCATCATTCCCTTTTTAACAGCAATTACTGGAATGACATCGCCAGCAGCAAGTGCGCTACCTTTGTCAGACAGTGCTGTTGCAAAGTTAAATGTGGTTTGAACCATGTACGGGTTGCGACCACGTTGCGAGTTGCCACGTGCCGCTTGGAGTGTATTATCACCTAGTGCCATAATTCAATCTCCTCTACAGCAAGCAGTATTTGGCATTAACAAGTGCTTCAGGACGAAGAATCTTGCGGCCATACAGATGCATACCACGGACAATATCAGCGAAGCTGTCCGGGTCGCGGTAAGTTTCAGTCTTGTTGATTTGGTCAGCAGTAGCAACGGCTGAAGAATGACCAGCAACAATCATGCCAAAGTTATTAGCATTAGTTCCACCTGTAGTAGATGGACCTGTACCAATAGAAGGCAGGTTGTTAGACACATGGACTTTAAAGCCATGCAGGTTATTCAAAATCAAACCGTTTTGTAGACCAGCACCACCAAAGTCTGAATCAAACAAACGTGAGTCTTCATCTTTCAGTAGTTCAACGAACACTGGGTCAACTACCAACCAACGACCTTGTGAGTCCACGTTTTGTAGGTCGAGTTGACGACCCATACGTGCAATCACTGTCAGTGGGTTAGCAACACCAGCAGTTGTTGGTACAGCTTCAGATGCGCGAGGCTTCAAGCCCACACAGTTAGCTGCGTTACCAGCATTGAAGTCGGCAGCAGTCAGTTTCATTGAGGAAAGAAGTTCATCTGTACCTGCTGTTGGAACTGAAACAGTACCGTTAACAATGTTGTTAACTACGTTAGCGTTACCGCTAATTGCAGCTTGTTTGAAACCAGTCAAGTAGCCAAGAACATCTTGGTCAAACTGGTCAGCTAGGCGGTATGCAGCACGGTTGCTTGAGAGAGACTCAAAGTTTACGTGCGAATGTGCTTCTTCAATGTCGTCAACTTTAAATGCAAAGTAGTTTGCTTTGTCAACGGTCAGTGTGAAGTCTTCATCGTCAAGGTCTTGCGGCGTGATTGTAGTACCACGTTCGTATGCCTTAACAGTGATTTCGGGTTCTTTAATGATTTTAACTGAATCACCAAAGTTTGCGATTTCACCAAAGTAGTCGTTATTCGTAATTGCGTCACAAACAGCGGCCTTGCGGAATGCAAGCTGCACCTGTTTGGAGTAAATTACCGGGCTAAAATTACCATTAGGTAAGTTGTTGTAACCCGCTGCTCTTGGGAAAGCCATAATCCATCTCCTATTGTTTTGGATTGTACAGATGCAAACAGTACAATTCTTTGCAGAGGCTGTCTAACGTAGGGTGTATCTTATACAAGGGTTGCAACCAATGTACTCAATAGGCCATGCTAATCAGGTAATCTTTAAGATTTTTGTCGTTTGCGGATTGACAATGTAAACAAGTAGCTAACCCGTTTACATCATACATGACTATAGTTATACTTATAAATAAGTACTTGTCAACTCTTTTTTATCGTGCAGAGCCAGATAAATCATAGATAAACTTACCACTACGGATAGCATCCATGATTTCATCTGCGTGTTTCTCATACTCTTGTGTAGACATTTTGTCTACATCTGACTCTTTAAGGTATGTAGACGCTTCATCGCTTTGCGGCTTGCTTCTTTTATTCTTTGTCGAAACCGCCTCTGCTGCACTCTTATTGCTCTTGCTCTTAGTTTCTTTGCCAATGCCTCTATCTGATTTGTAGAGGTCGATTGCTCTTGCTGCTGAACGTGCGTCATTATCATTCTCGTACAGTGCGTCTTGTACCCACTTAGGTTGTTCTTCTGCCCACTCGTGGAAGTCATCACTGTCACGAATGTCATCAAAGTCTGGATGCATCTGCATTAATGCTGCTTCTGCTTTTTCTTTCGTAGCTGAGTTTTGTAACTCATCAATTGCTTTAAGACGTTCTTCAAGAGCAGTTGATTGCTCACGTGCCTTCTTCATTGCAATTGTTTCAACGATAGCTGCTACATCAGGATAGTCTGAAGCCCATTGTTCAATGTCCTCATCGGACTTAGGCAACTTCATTTCTTTCTTAGTAGCACTTTCCAGTTGACTTTTAAGCGCAGCTAGTTCAGTCTTAAATTCTTCTGCTTGTTTCTGCTGATGTCGGCGTAGGTCAGAGTAACGCTTCTTAAATGTTTTCTCTTCTGCGCTAGTAGGTTCAGCTTCTACTTCCTCTACTTCTTCTTCACCGTCACGTGCCTTCATCAGTTCTTCTAGTTCTTCCTCATCACGCTTTACTCGTTCTTCTTGCGTGTAAGGTTTATTTACAAATGCTGCCTTTGGTGTTGACTGCATTTCTTCTGCCATGATTGTATCGTTCATTGTATTCTCCTTGTTGGGGCCACCGTAGCCACACTGTCGGGCATGGGGAGTGAGTAGCCAACGAATTGTGGATTATTTTTTAGAAGCTAATCCACCACGCTTCATTTTCTTCTTAACTTTAGGTTTTGGTTTAGAAGCTAGGCCACCTTCATTAAAACCTCTACTATAATCTCCTGTGCTTACTGCTTCAGAAACTGCACTTGCTGTATAATCATCTGAGGCTTGTTGAGCAGTAGTATCATTACCACCAGAATCTTGATACTGCCCACTAGCTATTTCAGATTGTTCTCTTGATATTCTTGCGGCAGTAGCGGCAGCATCTTCTTTTGCTTTCATTTCTGCTCTTGCTTTTGCTTGGGCTTGTTTAATGTCAGTTTTTATTTGTGCCTTTTCCACTTGTTCTGCAATAGCATCTTGACGTTGTTGTTCTTTGGTTCTTTTATCTTTATCCCGTCTTTCTTTTTCTTCTTTTATTTTTTGTTCTGTTTCTTTTCTTGCTTGTGCAGATTTTTTCAAATCATCAAACATAGTTTTTACTTCTGGTGAATTTACACCACCATCTGCACCCGCAATAGTATTTTTAAGAGCATTATATTCACTTCCTTTAAGAGTAAATTTACCGTCAGCATTTTGAAAAGTAACTGTAGCACCTGACGGTAGTGCCTTGCCTGTTGCTAATCCAAACACACCCTGAACAGCACCCGCAGGACCCGGTAAACCACCCATATTACCAAAAGATACACCATATTTTTCACCAGCTACACTTAAACGTCCTCCACCCGGACCATATATTTCTTCATCAGTAGGACCATAAGAGTCACGGTCTTCCCCACCTGTCTGTTCTTCACGTACACTGGTAGTTTGCGGTGTTGTAGGTGCTACAGTTGCTTCTTCTACCTTAGTAGCCTCTGGGTCTACAAATGTATAGCCTTCTGGTACAGGGTCTAGTAAGTCACCTGTTGTTTTACTTTTACGTAGTTTAATAATATTACCTGCTTCATTCTTATATTCTACATATTCAAAATCCACGCCGGGAACATTCTCTCCTACAAAGCCTTTAAAGGTAGGAACTTCTGCAGGTTTGTACACAGGAGCAGTAGGCACTGCAGCTTGTATAGGTTGTACATACTGACTTGATGCAGCTTGTTGTGGTACGGCTGCTACGCCCGTTGTTGGTGCATCAGCTTTTTGCATACCACTAATACCATATTGCTGCTGCTCTAATGTGCCGGGAACAAAACCACCAACATTATACTCCAACTCATCTTCCATGTCAAGGTCATTAATGTCAAACGGCAAATCATCTGGCATAGTAGCTTCTTCGCTATTACCCATTTGACCCATCTCTTCCATTTGTTTCAACCCCATCTTAGCTTGCTGTCGCATCTGCATAAGATTGTTAAGACCAATAAAGCGCACTACATCAGCAGGGAATACAAACTCACCTTCACTTAGCTGTGCTGGAATGTCATCACGTACTTCTTCTTGTGTAGAACCGGGTGGCACATCATTGCCGGATACAGGGTCTACTGAACCACCTTCATCTTTGAGTCCACCGTCCTCAAACATTTCCATTTGTTTTTGCATTGGTACTGCTCCACCTTCATTAAAGTGCCGTAGTATAGGGACATACGGCTTTATAGTTTCATACATACTTTTTTCTTCTGGTATGTCTTGTACTCTTTCCATAGGAAACTTTTCGTCTTTCATAGGAATATCTTTGCCTACATCTTGTATAGGTTCATTTTGATTTATGTTTTGTTCAGAAGATAATTCTTTAAAATACTTATCAGTTCTATTTCTACGTTTATCAGAATGTGGTATCCCTGCTTTTTCAAAACGGTCAACAAATGCATCTGCTATATCACGAGGATTTTCGGTAGTATCTAAATATTGTTTAAGTACTTCAAGATCACCTTTTCCAATTTTTAACTTAGATTTCCATCCTACGTCTTTATCACTCTCTGCATATATAGCATCTAATACGTAGTCTATTTGAGATTCGGTACTGTCTTTTTTACCAGAATCTTCTAAGTATTCTTTATACCAAGATTCATTACCTACACCTTTTTGATAATCATCAAATTGAAATAATCCTACACCCCCACCTTTTACTGTTTCAGGATCGCCAGCACGACCAGATACTGTTTGTTTTTGGGTAAAGTCAAAAGAACCACCTGTTTCAACATCTATATTAGCTAACATAGCAGCTATAGCTTCTTTACGTAATCCTCTTTTTTGTAAATGTTCTACAACTTTATTTTTGTTTGCTTTATATACTTTACTACGGTCCTCTTTAAACCTTTCAAAAGCATCAGGGGATTTTGACTTAGGTAATTCCATTTATCTCATCTCTTAGTTGTTTTAGCCTACGTAATACAGTTATTGCACCTTGTTGTCTATGCAGTGCAACAGTATCCGTTGATTGTTCCATTACCTTGTGATGCTGTTCTATTGCATCATCTAAGTAATTATTGAATGCCTCCCATTGGTGGTTGTTGCCCACCAGCGGCTTGAGGCTGCTGAGTATTTGCTTCTTGTCCATTTGCACTAAATCCTTGTTCACCCGGTACAGGAACTTGTCCTGTGCCTATATTACCACCACCTGCGCCAGTTGGGTCCATTGGACTACCAGTAGCCATACCTTGTTCTGGTTGTGCAGGTGCTTGGAAGCCTTTCATAATCTCTGCTTGCAGAGCAGCTTCATCCATATTGTTGGTTACTTTGTCGGGGTCTAAGTCAAGTGATGTTGCAATCTCACGGATTACATATTGGAACTTAGCAAAAGGTGCAAGTGCTGGGCTACTTGCTACTTGTAAGAACTGCATCAAACGCTGGCTACGTACTTCGTTAGCCATAAGACTTTCAGTTCCACGTGCCTTAACTTCTAAGTCGCCTTTAATTTCAGGGTCAAAGTCAAACTGCATGTTAAAGCGGAAGAAACCTTCACCTAGTGGGCGTAGTAGATAGTCATCTACATTCTTTACTACCGTTTTAATACCACCCTGTGCCGCACCCATAAGCATTGATATGCCGGATGCAGTACGACCTACGCCAGATACTCCTGTTTGCCCATGAGCAAAGCTAGGCATACCTGTGCTTTCGTCTGATAACTGACGTGCTTTGTCAAACAGCATCATATTCTCTGATGATACATTTGGAAACTTAGTTCCAAAGATAGCTTGACCCGGCGCACCACCTTGCCTACGGAATACCTTGCCCGGATATAGTGACAAGTCTTGGCCCGGCACTAGATTAGTTTCATCTAGTTCCATAATCAAGTTACCCGATAGGACAGCGTTATCGACAGCCATACGCATAAACCCATTCATAAGAGTTTGTGTGTCATCCATGTTCTCTGCAATGCCCACCCCAAAGAAGGAGTAAGGATTCAGTTCGTATGGCGCAGCATGATAAGGAATCTTGCTAGGCTTGAATGGGTTAAGAACCATACGAATAAGTTTACCATTACATACCCACACGTTTGCTTGTAGTTCATCAAAGTCTTTTAACTCATCTGGAATAGTAATGTCTTGGTCTTCAAGCATGTCTACATCAACCATACCCCAATACTCAAGAACTTCAAATCGTTCAATAGATGTTTCAGGTGCATAGTCAGATAGGTCATCTTCCCAATACTTTTTTGTGTAGTTCTCGCCAATAGCAATAACTTCATCAATCACTTGACCACGGAAATATGGACGCTTCTTGAGACTACGTAGTTGTGAACGTGACATCTTATGTCGTTCAATTACGTATTGCGCTTCATCCATGTTATTCGCATCAGGGTCAGGATAAAAGTTCCAAACAGATACATGCTGTACTTGCGGAACTGTTTTAAACATAGGGTCATAGTTACCTTCATCATCCCAATTAGGATACTCTTTGTCTGTAGCAAACGGACCTTTCATTACACCTGTACCAAACAGTGCCATCTCAAATGCAGAGTTACGCATATGTTTACCCGCACCAGACTCTTCTAGTTGGTCGTGTATTTTCTTCTGCATCTTCTTAGCAGCAATCATAGCAGGGCTAAATGTAATTGCTGTAGGTGTTTTGCCCGGACCTTCTTTTAGTTTGTCAGATACAGGTTCTAGTTTATTCTGTACTACGCCTAGCTTCTCTTGCAGTGACTGTGCAGTAGCACCCGGCTCCAAATCGTTGCCATCACCTGCAAAACCATATGGGCTAGTAGATAATGCAGTGTCACCACGTAGTTGCTCTGGTTCTTGTGGGTCAAAGTTTACATCTTCTACTACACCTTCTGGTAATTCAGTAGGGTCTACAGATAAAGGGAAACGCTGATTAGCAAACAAGACATCTACAATCTGTCCGTAAGCTGCCAGCGTCTTTGTCTTAGTTACTTTAATAAATACGCGAGACTTCTCTGCTTCAGTAAACTGTACATCAGGCCCATATAGACCACGGTAGTTACGATAAGCACGTAGCCAACGGTCTTCGTCTTGTTCACGATAGTCTTCAGAACGCTGGTATCTTTCGTTAATAAATGGAATAATAGATGCTACATCTGCATCAAACACTACAGAGTCATCTGTGTCTTCTAATGCGATTGCATCGTCTTCAATCATAATTTCATCTTCAGCCATAGTTTTTTCCTTAATAACCAAATGTACTGTCTGCTACACGCATACCAGTGCTAGGTCTTCCCATAGGGTCGTAATCAAATATACTAAATCTTGGTCTTGACATTATTCCATATCTAAGGGCATCATACAAATGGTCTTCACTGTGCGTATCAATGTCTTCTGGATTTTTCTTATCAAGCGGGATGGACGGTAACTGTGATACGATATTTGTGCAGCTATTAAAGAATACAAGTCTAGGCTCCTCTGTAAATTCATCTACCTGCAAACGCCTGTGTATTTCGTTCTTACCTGCTACACGGCTACCACGGCTTCTATCTGATGGCCTCCAACGACATCCTCTACTAATCATTGTCTCTGCAAGGCTAGGACCAGTATCGCCACGTTTATGCCACAGAGAAGAATCAAGCACACCATACTTAATAGTACCATCGCCAGACTCTACATCCAGTATCATATCTGCCAAGTCTGCGGCAAGGACTTTAGAAACGTAGAGTTCTCTATATACCACAAGCTGTTCGTTAGGTGCAACAGCAAACCAAACAACACCAGACTTACTACCATAACCATAGTCACAAGCCCTAAACTTAACCCAGTTGTTAGGAATATCGAAAGGCTCAATAACATGAATATTGCGGTCAAACTCAGTAAATGCCGCACCTTCTTTAATATCCCAGTCACCTTCAAGGAGTTGTCTCCTTTGCTGCTCTGGCATGGAGAGTAGCATGGCTTCGTAGTCACCCGACTCTGCCAAATAAGGATTGTCAGATAATCTTGCTGGGATAAATCGCCGTTTAAATAGTGACTTTCCAGCTTTTTCATGTCCTGCTGGGTATCGCAGAACGTCTCCTGTATCTGTATCTGTTGCATCGAATGCTCTATTGTAAGGTGCAGGGTCGATGAATGTCTTCTTAACCCAATGATGTCCCCGACCACCGGGGTTAGTTGTTGCTCTCATGTAGATAGGCAAGTCAGGTGCAGTGGACCTTAAACGAGACCGCATGTAATTCCAAGCGTATGGTGTGGACCACTGTGTTAACTCGTCAAACCCTATCCAGCTAAACGCTAGACCCTGATAACGCAATACATCGTCATCTCTATCAAGATACGACATCCACAATCTTGCGCCAGATGGTGCAGTCCACTGCATCTTTCTCTCTGACCATTTAATACCGGGCCAGATTTTTGGGTACAACTCCTGCGACTTAAATACAAGTTCTCTTAGTTCTTCTGTTGTATGTCGCAGTAGCAACCCACTAAATGCAGGATGCCCCATGTAGCGTAGTGGGTCAGCTAACATAGCGTAAGACTTGCCACCACCAGCACTACCACCATAAAGTACTTCTCGTTCTGCTGCAGCTAGAAAATCTGTCTGTGGACCCTTATTAGGTTTGAATAAAACATTAGCTGTCTCTTCAATAGCCTGTGTTTCATATTCAATAGGCAGTATCTCAACTGTTGGCTTTTGAGCCTGTTCTTTCTTCTTGGAGACTTTTCGCTTTGGCGATTGCCGTTTCCGCATATTCTGCCCACTTGAGGAGGCTTTTAGCTTGGTTCTTACGTCTTCGTTCATTCTGTAACCGTTTCCTTAATCCCACATGCGAGATGTATCTGCCAGTATTAGTACTCAACCAGTTTGCTACTTCACGATAACTGTATTGATTTACGTGGCTACGTGCTTTCTCTAATAGGTCTAACTCTGTTGGTATAGGGTCAAGAATGTCAGGGTCTTCATCGTTTTGTTTATAACCGAAAGGTACAGTCCTTGCAATGCGCGGTATCTGTATCCATTCGTTTTCTTCTTTAATATCGGTTGGCTGTGGTAGCTTCCACTTACCTATGCTACGTGTCATTTGTTTTTGCGGTTGTCCATTGTTTTAAGAACCATGCCACCTTTACGGTAATCTTGTGGTCCTGTGCGAGACTTTACCATACCGCCTTTATTAAAATCATCACCAAATACATGAAGCAAATCCTCAGATTCAATATACAATTTCATATATTCTTTAGCACCCGGACCTGATGCTATATCTCTAATGTATTCAGCAGAATCATTTGCTTTACCACTTTTAATAATTTTACTTGCCATTTGTCCGGCACTCATACCTTTATACATATCAGCCATTAGTCATCATCCTCTACAGTTGCTTTAGGTGGCATAAGCATTACACCGCCCGATGCTTCTACTTGCATCTTCTCAGTTTTTACTAGACCAGTACGGTCAAGCAGTTCTTTGGCTGCTGCCATCTTGTCACGAATACCTAGTTCAGTTGGGTCATACAATGCATGTGTCATAGCTATCGCAGCCTTCGGTGCATTACGTGCCATGTACATTTGAGTTGCCTCAAGTATTTCTTCTTTAAGACCTTTAACAATTTCTGCAGTAC